ATGGAACTAGACCCAAAATACTGCGATGTCATCGTCAAGCGATGGGAAGAATTCACCGGACAGAAAGCGAGGCTAGAAAATGCAGCGGAAATATCCACCTGAAGTTCACTTAGTACACGGCACAAAGGGAGAGAACACGGGCATCCCATTGCCGGAGAAGGTAAAGATCAGAGTTCCGTTTGCCGAGTGGGCAGACAACCCGGCTTTATTTAACCGCGAGAGATTTGTAAAAGAGACCGCCGATTACTTGTTTGATGTTTACGGCATTGGCTCGGATCAGGACAGGCACACGCTCATGATGCTTGCCGACCAGCTCCAGCTTTACATTGACGCAAGGAAAGAGCAGGCAAAACATCCTTTAGTGGTTAAGACTAACGGTGGAAAGACTCACGCTCCCAATCCTTACATCAGTCTGGCAAACAAAGCGATGGAGAACTCCATCAAGCTGATGAACGAAATGGGGCTTACTCCGCGGTCTCGATTGGCGGCAAACAAACTTGAGGACGGCTCTAAGATGGGCGAATTCCTAGCAGGACCTAAGTTCGGCACATGAGAATAGAAGATGGTATTGCTTACGCTGTCGGCATCGTAAAAGGCGAGATCGACGCTTGTCGGAATGTTCGCCTAGCCTGCCAGCGGTTTCTTAATCACATAGAAAACAAAGAATGGGAATGGGTTTTTGATCCGAGTCCGGTTAATCACTTCCTACAGTTTGCCGGTCTCTGTAAGCATGTCAAAGGACAGTGGGCGGGATACTCTGTAAGCCTTGAGCCTTTCCAGATCCTTATTGCTTGCGCGATCTATGGCTTTAGGCACAAGAAAGACCGGCGTAAACGGATGGTGCAGGATGTGATTGTTTACATCCCGCGCAAGGCTGGAAAATCGACGCTGACGGCTCTTATCGCACTTTATGAGCTAGCCTTTGGCGAAGCTGGCGCAGAGGTTTACACGCTCGCTACAAACCGCGATCAGGCATCAATTGTTTTCACGACGGCTAAGGGCTTCGTCGAAACGTTGCCGCAGGAGATCTCTAGGCTCTTCATTCTCGGCAAGTTCACGATTGTGAAGAACGGCGACAGCCAGAGCATGATGAAAGCTCTCTCCAGAGATACTAAAAAGACTGGAGACGGGCTCAACCCTTCGTGCGCGATCATTGACGAAGCGAGTCAGATCGTAGACAGGAATGCGATTGAGGTCTTGCATTCGGGGATGGTATCTCGACTTAATCCTCTTCGGCTATACATAACCACTGCGAGCTTTACAAGAGACACAAAGTTCTTTGAGGATTTTCAGGTGATGGAGCATATCCTCCATCAGGATGTTCCTGACAATCCTCGATGGTTTGGCCTTCTTTACTCTCTGGATGCTGGTGATGATTGGAGAGACGAAAAGGTATGGGCTAAAGCTAACCCGATGCACAATATCTCGGTCTCGCACGACGCGATTGTTGCCCGCTGTGAAGAGGCGAAGATTAAGCCCGCTGCGCTTAATGAATTCTTATGTAAGACACTTAACGTCTATGTATCAGCCGAAACTGCGTGGGTTGACCGCACACATTGGGATGAATCCGTAGGGCTGACAGAAAGAGAACCCGAAGCAGTATTTATAGGTTTTGACCTAGCGGCAACACGAGATCTGAACGCTGTTTGCACGTTAAAGCGATTTGCCGAGGACGATTACGAAGCGGAATGGAAGTTCTTTCTTCCCGAAGATGGCTTTGAGTTACTACCCACTCACTATCAAGACATTTTCAGACAAGCGATCAATTCGGGGATCTTGCACATCACCGAAGGTAACGTGATGGACGATAGAGAAATTTCGGCGTATATTATTGGGCAAAGCCAGAAATACGACATAAAAGAAGTAGGCTACGACGCTTATAATGCTGCCGCTCTAGTAGCAAGGCTGTACGAAGTCGGAATGCCGGTAAAGAAAGTCGGTCAAGGAATGGCGGTGCTTTCTAACCCGTCGAAGCATGTCGAGCGACTCATTCTAAGCCACAAAATCAGACACGACGGAAACCCATTTTTAGGACATCAACTGGGCAATTGCGAAGTGTTTACAGACGTTCAAGGCAACATCAAAGTCAAGAAAGCCGGTGTGGATCGTCACGCTAAGGTCGACGGGATTATTGCCTTGATTATTGCGATGCACTGTAGTCTGGACAACCCGATGCCGTCTGAATCGTACGGATTCAGAGTCTTTTAGGGGTAAAAATGGGCTTATTCGACGTATTCAAGCGTAAAACAGACAAAAAAGAGTCGAATTCACTCTTTGGCAACACTGTTTTAGGCAACAACGTCATGCTCCGCGGTAAGGGGCAGGGCTACGGATCTAACCAATTACTTTACGTAACGACCTCTGCGGTTAACGAAGCAGGGCGAACTGTCGATATAACGACACTTGCTAGAAACTCGACGGTTATGGCTTGCGTAGGGGCAAAAGCACGTTCTCTTGCTCAATTGCCCGTCAAGATCATGTCTAAACAGCCTGATGGCACGTTTGTGGACACACAGACCGATCCGAGCGTTCCTGAGCGTGAAAAGAGCCGAGCTGCAAGCGTTCTTAACCTTCTTGCGAATCCTAACAACTTCCAGAGTCAATACGAGTTTTGGTATCAGTTCACGATGTGGCATGAGCTGGCCGGTGAGACTTTCGTATTACTCTGGAGGAAAGACGCACAGGAACCGACACAGATTCCGCTCGAGATGTACGTCTTAGACTCGACGCTCATCGTGCCGAGGATCTCAGAGACTCGTTATCCGTTTTACACGCTTACCAGCTCGTCTTACGGCTTCAATAAAGACGAGCCGCTTAAGTATTTTCAGGTGATGCACACGAAGTCTGAGCCGTGGCAGGGTTCCAGTTCGTTTAACCGCTTGCAAGCTGTCGAGTTGGTCTCCTTAGATCAGGACATCGACCTCTATTCCAACTTTATTATGTTGAACGGTGCAAAACCCTCGGGTTTGTTCCGTACTGAGCAAGTCATCCCTGACTCAAAGTTTAAAGAGATTGCATCCCGTCTTAAAGAAGCGTGGACGAACATGCTGAACAGCCAGCCCTCGGATCAGAGTAAGCCGGGGCAGTCGATGCTCCTAGATCAAGGCATGACCTACGAAGCCATCAAGCCTCTCACGTTACAAGATGTGGATGCTAGAGAGCTTAAGAAACAAACAATGACGCGGATCTGCGGATTGTTTGGTGTGCCTCCTGCAATGATCGGAGTCGGCGAGTCGAAGTACAACAATACCCAAACGATGCTAGATGAGTTCTACAAGAGCACAATGATGCCGTTTATCACGAACGTTGAGCAGCGGTTAAAATTGTCCTTATTAAAGGGCTATCCGAATTTACACGTTCAGTTTCAAACACAAGACTTCCTAAAGGGCGCTCCGCTGGATCAGATGAACTACGTCGTTGCAGGGGTCAAGAATGGGATTCTTACGCAGAATGAGGCGCGTGAATATCTGGGACTTGACTCTCTCGATGGTGCTGATGATCTGCTGCTTGCCGCTGGTGGCGATAGCGCTATTCCCGGCAGTTCTCCACAAGATACTGGAGGCGGCGGAAACCTTAAGGTGGTCGGTAAAACAGGCAGAGCCGGAAATGCTTAAGGATCTATTAGAGAAACTCAAGGCCGCGGCAGACAAGAGAAAGCCACAGCCTAAGTTGGTAGATGGAATGGTAAAAAAGGAACCTATCAATGGCTAAGAACATCACTTTTTTCTACGAGGCCAAAGTTGAGCTAGGCAGGAAAGCCGACGAGGCAACGGGCGAACCCACGGGTGAAATCGAAGCCACACTTACGACGTGGGGCGCGAGAGAAGGCGCAGACGGTCGACGGTTCTTTTATACGCCAGAGGCTTTTGAGGCGTGGCACGAAATGTGGATGGAAGCAGGAAGGCCACTTCCTATGTACTTTCAACACTCAAGCGACATGATGCCTGTCGGCGAGTGGTCGAAGTTCGATATTACGGACGAAGGCATGACCGGCACAGGAAAGATCTTCCTGAACACCACTTCCGGGTCTGATCTTTATACGATCATGAAGGAAAGCCCGCGGATGGTTGGCGGCGTTTCTGTCGGTGCGTATGCAGATGAGTATCAAATGGTTGATGAGAATGGCGAGCCCACAGACGATCCAGACATGTACTTTCA